ATATCGGAAAGTCCCGGAATTGAATATGCCGTACAGCACGCCGTCACGGAACACACAGTTTTTACGTGTCTTTCCGTCGTAGCTCACTTCGCAACAACAACCGGCCTCGTCCTTGTAGATGAACTTAAACTTCTTCGTCTCGGCATCGAGCGGACTTCCGTTTTTGTCCTCGAAGCCAATCGTAAACTTAATATCCTCCCACGAGTATTTCACTATGGGCTCTTTTTCATTCATCGCTGCCATCGGATAATGCGTTGAACATTTTTTCCACTAATGCTTTTGTCTCTTCGACCGTGGAGGTCATGGAATAGACATTCATGTTAAAACTGCCTTGCCCGACAGTGACATGGCCTTTTTCAGATCCATTCTCCATGATTCGGTAATTGACCGCTTGAAGGGTTTCCACAGTCTCTTTTCCGTTGAACGAACGGCTGATGTTCTCACTGATTTTTACTAACTCAATCATAATTCTCGTATTTATAGGTTTATAATATCCCGCTGTCGGGAATGTCGAATGTCACGTTTTTGGACAGGGAGTCGAGTTGGACGCCGGCCTCGCCCGACGAGGAGACCCCATACACGGAACAGGTCAAGTAATAGGTATGGGTTCCCGGTGGAAGATCGGGATGCGTCGTCCCCAAAGGGATATTCAAAATGAGAATCCCGGTTCCCTTGTATTCGTAATCATAGATCGCGAGGAATCCGGACCCCGAAATGCGGAAGGTGTATTTCTCACCCACCGGAGGATTTCCATTCGGAAAACCGATACGCACCTGAAAGTAACTCGAAAGGAAAGTGAAATCCACTATTTTAATCGGGGTATATGTGCTGTTTATCTCGGCTGTCATGGCTATCGATGTGGGTATGGGGAAATAATCCGCCACGGTGATCTGTTTGTCGACCTCTGTCCAATATTCGAACGACTTTTTATCGATAAGAAACAACGTCACCTTTAAGTTTGCCCCTACCGAATCCTCCCCCGGAAATGTGTCGCTCTGACCGACAGGAAGTATCGGCGGAGTAGTACCGTCACTGAAAAACTTCACCTTGAATGCGGAGTACCACACATTGCCCACCCGCAAGGTGGTCACGGTGTTTGTAGAGGCGTTCGTCAGCAATCGGGCGAAACTGCTTCCATTTCCATCGGTTGCCAAAATGGCCGGATAATAGTCGCCGATACTCTTGTCGGAGGCCAGCGACAGCCATGATTCGACGGGTACGCCGGTGGGATTCACCGAAGTATCGTAATAGTTGACATCGACAAAAAGATACGGCACGTCCGCACTGATTTCGTCAATTTTGCTTCCGGTAAGATTAGGCTTTGCGTTATGGTCGTAGCCCTCGAAGTCGCTCAACCGGCAGAAGTCGGTGCCCGGGTGGGGATAGGCCACATATTCGAAGGTCGTGTCGTGTATGGCGACAAGGTTTGTTCCATGCGGTATCGTCGCCTGCAAGCCATAGCGAATGCCTTGATTCTTATCCGTCTCGTTTCCTTCCCATTGGTCGATATATGTAGTGACACCGCCGGATTGCTGAGGATAGTTTTCGGATAGCGGTGCGGCCTGCGGATAGCGCACGGGTTTATGACGACTCCATTTGTTGATACGTCCCGGACGGCCACCCTGCAACAGGGGTCGTTCGAGGGCAACGATGTCGGCCACGTCCCATACCCCGTTCTTCGGATAAATCCCCAGCAAGTTGTACGGGTCGGTTATCGCTACCGGGGCAATGATTTTGTTACTACTGATTGCCATACGTCACTTTCCTCCTTTCCCTTTTAATTCGGACAATTCCTTTTTCAATCGTTCTATATCTCCCATAAGGGCTTTAACCAGACTGGCGGTCTCCTGCGTTGCCCCGGCGATGGTATTGATATAGTCGGGCGACAGGTAGTTCAGAGCCCCGTAGCCGTCCTCCGTCTCGTAGGCCATCGATGGCAATATCTCTTTCACCTTTTGATAGATCAGTCCCGTATGAGCTTCCCCGTCCACGCCGCCCTTGTCGCGTTCCCGTGCTTTTTCGGTGTATCGGAAATCGCATACCCTGCCCATCGCCAAGAGCCTGTCGGTATAACTTCGGGTATAGTCGAAATCTCGCTTCAAACGTTTGTCCGAAGTCGTTAGAGCAGTGACAGAGCCTTGTGCCGAGATATTGCCTTGTGACGATATATCCCCTCCGGCCGTGATGTTACCGTCCGATGTGATATACCCGTTCGACCGTAGATAGTTTGAGGCCAATATCCCGCCATTATAGATAGTAACCCTACTGTTACCGGTTCCCGCCACGACTCCCGAGCAGTAAACTATGTCAGCTCCATTTATGTTGCCGGTCATGGAAATGCTGCCTACACCGGTCAGATTACCCGAAACGTCACCCGTCCCGTCGAACGACTGTCCCCAGATTTTCCGGGAAGAGGCTAATTTATCGGCTTGGCTGCAAGTGACGTTGTCGAGGCGGGAGTTCGAGAAATACGTGAAATTACCGTCCCGGAGCACGACTATCCGGTTTTCTATCTCCTCGCTCGTGTCGGCAGGTTTGTCGAGAGAGGTTTCTATCTCGCTCGTATATGTGTCGATATAGAGGTACTCTTTCCCGACGATTCTGAACCGGAATTGGTTATGCCATTGCGTATTCGTTTTCACCCACACGTTCCCGCTCTTGTCTATACAGGCATGTATGTACAGCTCCCTCTGGGATTGACATTTCTGCATGGTCATCAAGTTAAGGGATATAGCACCCTCCCCACAGGTAAGGTAAAGCCTTCCGTAAACTGCGCCTCCGGTCACATAATCCTCGACGGCCTCGATTTCGATGACCACGCCCGAATAATTCGTATGGCAGTCCGTGACGGTAGCAATCTTATTCCAATACCAACGACTCTCGGAATCTATATACTTATGCGATGACAGAATAATCCACCCGGCCTCTTGGTAGTGGTAAATGTCCTTGTTCGCAAAGGCGTTCGTGTTGGCGGAATTTCCTGACGAGACGGCATATCCGGCATTCGTGGCATAATCGGCGTTGTTCGCCTTGCCTACGGTCAGCCCCGTATATGTACCGCTCACGTTGTTTATCTCGGCCAGTGAATAGGTAGGCTTGTTCGGCTGCTGTACCCAATCGTACAGGGTTATGCCTTTGGTGACAACGATACCGAGGGCTGTTTTGCTGACGGCCGTCACCACATTGCCTGTACCTATCGTAGATGCGCCGGCGTTGGCGAGTTTCCAAATCTCGTTGATGGAGTAGGCGTTGAAAGTATCCGTCATCGTGGCGTTGTCGAATGCGCCGCCCAGATCGTCGAACCCATGAACGAGCTTGATGAGCCCTCCTCCGCCACCGCCGCCCCCTTCTCCACGCCATACACCAAGAGCAGATATTCCGCCCTGTGAATACACATTGAATTTCGAGTATATCGTATTTTCCAACTCTGTGTCGAATTTCCACATATCGTTAATACGGGCAAATCCTTCCTGCATTTGTTTTACAGTCCGTTGATACGATTGTTGCAAGGAAGCCGTCATATCATTGATGGCAGAAATCAAGTCGATATTTTTATTGGCCGATGCAACCTCCTCTTTCAGTTCTTGCGTATTCCCTTTTATTAGGTTGTTCCCGATGGTAATAGTCTGTTCGCAAGGATAGTCGAGTTTGGTTGTAAGGCTTATAACACGAGTAACGTATGAATATCCTGCGTTTATGTATTCGACTTTTCTTCCTATGGATAAATCGGGATTGTTTTTATCGAACACCACAGGATTAGATGAAAACTGGTAGTTGTTTTGGTCGGAAGATAATCGTTCTATTTCTTCGTTCATAGCCGTTTCCAGCCGTGTGTACGCCGAATCTGTATATTCTTCCGGCATTTTGACGTTGAATAGGATAATATCGTCATTTTCTGACGGTATAAGTCCCGTAATAGCAGGGATAATATAGTTACCTTCTTCCTCTTTATATTTAATCTCGAAATCTCCTTTTTTGACTTCGAAGCTTATGCCATCATCACTCGTTATTGTTTTACTCTCATCATGGTATATAAGCTCAAATTCCATACCTTGCAAAGCCCCCGATTGGAAATGTACCGAAGGTTCCTTATTTGGTATACGCATACCATTCGGATTTTTTTCTTCGTCATAAATGGAATTGTCGAAGTTAAATTCCGGTATTTGAAAATACCATATCGCATATTGGTCGTATATAGGATCTCCATTTTCATCTGTGCCTATCTGTATTTTATCATTCGTTTCCGAGTCTATACGCCACATAAGGCGGAATCTGACATCTGATATGGAGAGTTCCGATGAAGGGTATATATCATCGAACAGGAGGATTTTGCTAAATATCTCTCCCTGTTGAAGGTTTGGCCTTATATCTTTATATCCGTTCGGATATTTTTTAGGGTCAAGAGTCAGCCGTTTGTTGACTAAATTGTTGACATTAGCACCTTTGTATTCCTGTACGATGTTTCGAGTTGACCCGAATGCGTAAAATCGGGTATAATACCCATCTTTTCCCTCCGTAACCGAAGGTCTATTGATGTTTTCACCAACTTCGAGAGAAACAACAGCTCCATGCTCGGATTTCGACAGATGAATAATCATGGAATCTTTCTCAATCCACCATTCTGTCTCAAACGCAGAGGCTATACTGTTCAAGGCGGATAATATGTCGACTGATTGGAAAGACAAAGAAGTGGAAGCGTTAAGAGAGGAATCGACTGCGTAAGTCCATGTATCCCCGGTTTCGTTCTCGATAGCCTTGCAAATAACGCTCATGAAATTGGCCGGATTATCGGTAAGAGACCAATCCGGTTCCCGATTCGTTATCTCGTTATTCTCATCGTAAGAATACATGAAAAAAGGCACTTTTCCCCATGATATAAATTCCGAATGAAATTGTGGTTTGTATTGAAATTCGACCTCGTTCTTTTGTTCTGGATTGTATGGCTCCAAAAGAGAATATTTCTCACCATCGAGCATGATATAGGCCCCTACCGGAATCTCTTCATTTTTGTCCGAATTCCACGACAATTCTACATAATCGGATTTCATCAATTCCTCTACATGAACAGATTCTTCTGTTATAGGAACTGATAAAATAGTCTCTCCTTGTATGTTTTTAATGTCTATCATGATGGTTTCGTATATCTTCATACGATTTCAGTCAAAGATAATAAAAGTGTATGAAAAACATGCACTTTTTTATGAATTTCTATCTGCCGGGTTATATTCGACAAGTTTTAGAGAAAACCGTGCTATTCCTCTCATGAATTGCGTAAATTGATTGCATGAAATATAGATTGTTTTGTAAGTAATATTGGGTTGATACTTTGTTTTTATATTTATCACGCCTGTTTCCAATTCTTCACAAAAGCTGTTGTATCTTGAAAAGAATTCTTCTTCCGTTTTTGCCGTCAGGTTAAAAGTTAAAGTGATATTTCGTTCATTGATTTTAGGATTAGAGGTTAGGACACGTTTGCCATGTTCTAACCGAGACTTGTTTTCGATAAATTCTTTTAACGGAGACGGTGTCATTAAGGCGGAAAGGGACGATGTATCCATACTTATACCCCAAGTTGTATGGCAGTCTTTCCCATTTATGTAAAACTCTCCCGATGCCATTTTATTTAAGTATAACTGAAGTTTTGTCTTTATTGATTTCTACAGTGTTTATAAGTCTAATAACTGCGTAATTACGGGCAACTATTATAGCTCTGGCTCCATGTAAAATAAATTATATTATATTGAGCGCATCTGTGGTGTCGAACCACAACTTTATACATGGAGTGTATATGTGCTACCGTTACACTAGATACGCAGGACACGTGGGTACAAAGCCCCCACGTTGGCTCTATATACCTATTGAATTATCCTCCAACACTTGGATTAGGAGCTACTTCGAATTTATCTCCATCTCCAGATTCATCTTCAGGATCGCATTCAATTTTACTGATGCTTCCACCAGATTCCGTCACGATGATTTTACCCCACTGAATTTGTTTTTTATCGGCGGCTGCTTTCAAAGCATCAAAAGTGTATGCCCAGACACCTCCATCAGCAGAGGTAAATGTGTCTTCGACGGAAACTGTCGTTTTCTCCATACAGAAGCCTTGAACTTCTGGATCTTCCGGTTGAACAACAACGGCATAATTGTGTGCAACAACACCATCGCTATCACTTACAGGGCGTTTACGTCCTTTTGCGGCACGAATGTTCAATGCCAAAGCATAGGTATTCTTTCCATACTTTACATCCTCATTTTCGCCCCCTTCGATTTTTGCTTCTTGTTTATCTCCTTTTGTTGTCGTCAACTGTGTAGAATCTTCCACAGGGGTAGGTAATTCCTCCCATTTAGGAGCAGAAGCATCCAAATCTTTTATAAATACACGGGGTTTACCCCATCCTATTACTGCCATGATATACCTAATTTACACTAAAAATTTATTCGTTATTAATCTCGATATACAGTTTGTTATTAATGAAATGTTCCGTATGTCCGTCCTCAAAGGAAACACCCGTCGGATGCACCTTTTGGTTACATTCCGATGGCACGGTATGGAAGTCACCTCTGCGTATGGAGAAAAGGAACTTACACAATTCGCATAATTTGCCTACACGGACCGTATCTCGTTCCCATTGTTTCGTATCTTCATTCCATAGGTCTTTAACATATATATTGACATTCACATAAGCTCGTTGTATTTGCCCGCAACCTTCATTTGCAAGAACAGATATGACTATATCTTCTTTTTCAGATTTGTTAGGCCTTCCTCTATCACTCAATTTACCGGTGACATTACGTTCGAGTTCTGTACCTTTAACTTTGTGATAAACGAACTTAGCTATTTCAATATCGGATTTCATTATTTCGCAATCTGTCTTTTAAGTTTTTCAAGCATCAATGGAACTTGTTCTTTTACCCAAAGTTCGGTTGATGCAAGTACGTCTTTATTATCCATCGCTTCTACAAACTCAGCATAGTTCATTCCGGCGACTACGATAAGTACATAGTTATTGGAATATCTTTTAGCAAGTTTTTCCGCTAAGTCTTTACCTGTTTTTACACCTTCTGAACCTTGCTTCACTTGGTTGAAAGCTGAGTATTGAATGATGTTCTTATTATGAGCAATCACATATCCAACCGAACTACGCAAGTTGCCTGATTGGTCGTACCAACTTTTATCACCTGCTCTATCACGTACTCTTCCCACGCATTCTTCTCCGAGTTCGCACAAAGCACGAATAGTAAGGCGATCGACACGCTCTGCTTCTCTCATGAGCATGTCATGCACTTCGCTTAGCTTGGTGGTCATTCTTATACCCATATTCTAAACCCAAATTTTACACTGAAGCTGGTAGCGATGGAAACCTTTCACACTAAACTCCCTTTCAATTCCTTCAAGCAGATGTATCTTAATCCTGTCACCTATCATGAATGTTCGACAATTTGCACGTAGATAAACTGTATATGAATAGCTTCTTACAATACCATCTTCAAACTCTTTTTCAGAGGCTTTACCGGCAGGAACCGCATCGCATTCAACACAGCCTTCCCAGTTAGTTTCTCCTTCATGATAATCACCATTACTATCCTCGTAACCATCTTTTGATACGAGGTACTGCAATCTGTGTGGATATAGTCTTATTACTGACATATTACAAAAGGCAGTCACCTATATATACCATTGGCTTTGCCTCCAACTCTACCGAAGGTTCACCAATGGCATTATAGATTGAGTTAACACGTAACAGAATACGTTCTTTGTCTTTATCTGACAAAGACCCGAAAGACTTGTCTGCTTCAGAAAAATTGATAGATTGAACTAAAGACCAAAGACAGTCAGCCAAAGCTCCCATATACTCTTTTGAGCTCATTGTATCTGAATCGCAATAACTAAGAGGATTGAGTTTGCGTTTTATCATCACATTCTCTACAAAACCGATAGAAATCGGATAATGTATTTCGTCTATGAGAGCTTGCTGAATTGTCTTCATGGCTTAACTATCTCCATTTGTTGTTTTATATGATTCAACAGCTTTTTTGAGCTTCGCTTCATCGGCATCATTCAATTTGTTTACAGCAGCAATTAACTTATCGTCTGAAATAGCCGCCGATAAGTTTTTACCGGTTATTTTATTGAACTCTGCGACGAAGTTTGCTTTTATGTAAGCTTGTCCCCAAATGGTGATGTTCTTATCGGTAGAATCTTTTCCCTCTTCGGTAGTGTCAATCGTTTGAGCCTCTGAGATGTCAAGGGAGTAGATTTGGTCTACGTTTTCAATAACAGGGAGGACTAACGCTTGACCACTTGTAAATTCCTGCAAAGGATCATTTTTAGAATACTTGCTGATAAGTTTGTATTCATCTACCGTGGAATAAATTACTCCTGCTACGGGATTAGTAACTTCCGCAAGTGTACCCCAAACCAATGCGCCAACTTCTTGTGTGGTAAGGAATATTAGTTTGTTCGCATTCCACGGCTTGTATGGAGTGCGTTTGCCATTTTTCTCAGAAATGACTGTACGGTCAATCTTTAAGAATGTAATTCCGTTGTTGTCATCGGCAAATGCTTCGTCAAATAATGTAGCAGTAGGAACAGGTAACTTGGTGTTGCTATCGAACGTCTGTCCACGATAGTTGGCTACCAATTCTTTTGCCCATTGTTCTTGTCTCATTTTATTGTAAGTCGATAACGAGATTGCTATCGTTGTAATGGAGTTTCCATCTGCGTCAGCTTTTGCAATAACACGCTTTATGTCATCGGAAGAAATAGTTCCAGATGTCTCTACACCAAAACTATTTTGCGGTAAATAGTTGAAATTTATGCGCAATCCAGTTCCTGTATTGTTCTCATCTTCAACGATTACGACACCATCAGATAAAGCAGTTAAAAAGTTTGCTTCGTTCTTTTCATCGATACCAACGGAACAAGCTACTGCATCGTTGGTTAGCTTGTTAGCTATATTAGTGAACGCAGCTCCTTGCGCTTTCATGATGTTGATTGTGTTGATCTGAGTCTCACGAAGAATTTTTTTCATTCCGACCTTTGGCAGTGTACCATTTGCGTGAGCAATGGAGTCTCTCATCTTGGGAGGGAGAGGTGAGTCCATTGCTACCATGTCGGCCGCAACATAAGTTGTGTTAACTGATGCACTTTCCCACTTTTGGTCTGCGGAATATTCTTTGCGAAGCATTGTCTTGTGAAGATATGTAAGCTGATTGCCTCGCTTACCATTGATTCTCTCGATGATGGTTTGAAGTTTCGGGAAAATCTTTCTGATGTATTCAATAAATAGTGATTCTTTCATTTTTTACCTCCTTTCTACATTAATCGTGTAAGAATACAAGAGTTGGCAATGCCGTTTTCATAGCCGCTTTTATGTCGTCTATGGGGTATGGGCTAGCCAAATCATTGACTTCGCCACTATACATAATGCCAACCAATGGTTCGCTAGTTGGTTTTGTACATACGACTACTCCTACATATTCGTGGGAACCGGGAAGTGATTCGTATCCATCGCCAGATGATTTTACGGGCATAGGTTTGTACGTGTCTGTGGACGGATCACGAATAACAACGTGCCCGGCTTTAATAACCGGAAGGTTATAATTTGATACGTCAAGAGTACGACCTCCGATAATGCCAGCTACATAATGCCGAATTACGACAGAATCCATTCCGGCATTGAGAATTTCCATTTCGCTTGCTAAATTTGCTGTTGCACCCATTGTTACAATTTCTTTTTTGACTTAGAAAGTGTTGACTAAATCTTCAATTTCTTTGTCGGTTAATACTTCGTCTTGATTACCCGAACCTTTACTTCCGGCAGCAGGAGGGGTTGCCAATGTTGCCAAACCTGCATCTGCACGCTCTTGATTGTAATTCTTCAGGTCTTCCTCAACATCAGAATAGAACTCCTCGAAATCGTCGTCACTCTCAAAGCTCATTTTAGAGAAGCTTTTCAAGGTACGCGAACCGAATGTTCCGGTGTCTTTCAGCAGGGCTTCAAGTTTGGCTTTACGCAAGTTAGAAACTTTTTCACCTTCCAATGCGGCAAAACGGGCTTCCTGTTGCTCTCTGAAAGACTTAAACCATGCGGGTTCTTCGTCTTGTTCATTTCCTTTGTTGTTGGGATTTTTCTTGTTTGAACCAGCTTGACGAGAGCCGCCTTTTGACGTGTCATCGTCATCGTCGTCATCATCATCTTCTTCTGATTCGGGGTGTTTCTTCTTCCATTCGTCAAGCAAACGGTTGGCTTGCGACTGGCCGAAAGTGAGGTAAGGGAGAACCGCTTCTATCTGTTCGTCGATTTCTGCGTTTACATCCTCTTCTGAGGCATCTTCTGCGGATTTCAGGTTATCGGCAATCTTGGCGGCGATACCCTTCAATTCCTTTGCGTTGAACCCTAACGCCTTCGCTTTAAGTTTCAACCTTACGAAAACTTGCTGTTGTCTGTTCATTTCATTTAGGTTTAAACAAAAAAATAGTCTGCGTAGCAATGTAGCCAGCAGACTATTCGCATCTTCTTTCAGATGTGCCTCCGCCTAAACGGACAAACAGGTGTTTACGACAAGTCGGGTGGCGTACATCTTCATACGCTTTCTGCAAATATATAGTAAAGTATATGAATCTCATACACTTTTCAATAAAATATTGATTGAGTTTTATTTTTTTTAAGAAAACAAAGTAATAAAAATAAGAGATTTGATTGATTTTACCTTCTGTGAGAAATGCGGGATAAATATTCGATTCACTGCCTTACGAAATCGTATAATAGCCCTCAAAGGTTAATAATGTTGAATTATGCATGAAATTCATACACTTTCAAGATTCCATGCTATAATTTTGTGCCCAATATTATGCGTGACATTCGCAACCTATTATCACAAGGAGTAGCCGAATTCAATTGGGGATTGGGGTTATACCTGAACCCTAATGTCTAGTTTCCCGCCAAGCCCTTTCGTTACGATGTCATATAGTGTAGAGAGCGTGAGGTTGCTCCCTTCTCTTTCCACCTTTGATATGAAAGAGCGTTCTTTCCCTATCTTCTTAGCAAGCTGGTCTTGGGTTAGGTTCCTCGCTTCACGGGCATTGCGGATCTGAAGCCCAACACGAAGGTTGGAAAGTTCGGTTTCAATCTTATCGCGGCGCGGAGTGCCAATTTCTCCATAAACCTTATTCTTTATATCCTCAATAGTGTAAGTTTCCATAATCATTTCCTTTCTTTTTTCTTTTCATTAAAGTATTCTTGCATGAGCCTTACAGCCCGGTCTATCTCTTTTTTCGGTGTCTTTTGCGTCTTTTTCTGAAAGCCGCTCAGTAAGATGACCATTTTTTCACCATCAAAAAAGCAAAAAACACGTATTATGTCACTTGAAAATTGCACTCTGATTTCATAAAGTCCCCTTGTACCTTCAATATGCTTCAAGTATTTCTCTGGAACAACTTGAAGCGTTTCGACATATTGTATGGTTTTCACCACCTTATCCTGCATCTTTTCGGAAAGCGACTTCACAAAATCTATGAAATAGTGCTTATATGCTATGACATTTCTTACTTTCATGTCGCAAATGTAACTTATAATTCACATTTCCGCAAATATTTCCAGCTTTTTCTTTGCAATTTCAAAATAAAAGGGTCGGAACATTATTCCGACCCAAGGTGGAAATCAACAAGTTTGGTTACTTGCCGAAGATGGCTTATGCAAAGCCCCGAACCATAAGGAACGGGGCTGGATAGTTAGTTTTGAATATTAGTTAGTTTTCCATTTTCAAAGTATAGATAATACCCATTACCATATACCCATTGTTCATGTGTTCCATAACTTCCAATTGTTGTATTTATATCATCAGGTTCTCCCCATGATTCTAAGCACATTTGCTTTGTCATTCCTATTCTAACTTTTCCTTGTATGATTAGATTGGCAATAGCTGTACCGTATTTACGAATTAGATTTGCTTTTCGTTTATTTTTAGCCAATCTTTCTGCTAATATTACTTGTTCGTAATCGGATTTTAGATGAAATCTACCACAAATATAGGATAAAGACTTATTAAGTAAGGTTTGGTATGGAGTTCCTTGATCACTCTCTAAATAACAATAATGTTTTCCATAATTAGGATTGTCAAAAATTAGAATAATTGGACTTCTTTTGTCTAAATCCATGCCATCGTCTTTTTTTCTAGGCTTAACTTGGACATCTATACATTTCCAAACCGATTCCTTTGGAATATTTTTTGATACTGTGTCGTATTCTAAATTTATAAGTCCATCTGCTTTTTTCCCATAACTATCAATAAAAACATCATCAGTACCTACATATATAAATTCTTTATTAAGGTATAATTCTTTCATCTTCTCATAATGGCCTAATACTACCCACTTAAAATTATATTCCTTTGTAAAAATACCGTCTTCTTCTCCTGTTTCTCCTGTTTTTATATTTGTTAAAGATAATCTATGATCCAATCCCTTATTTGTATTATCTGGCAAAATACCATCAACACGATAATAATCGCCAATTTTAAAATAGCTTTTTCGTCTATATAAAGAATAAGGTTCACCACAATACATTATTGTTTGACCAATTAAATGATGGTATGTATATTTCCCTTCATATTTTTCAGGAACCATATTCCTCAAACTATCATAAACAAAATTATCAGATTGGAGCTTTTTTGCTTCAGTATTCATTATTGTTATCTGACAGTAAGCATTATTAGCCAATGATAGAATAATAAAAAAGATGATTTTTTTCATGGGCTTAATCTTTTGACTCGGTTACCTTTAACTTGGTTCCACATTTAGGGCAAACTATTGTATTATCTTCTTTATCCTGTAACAATTCAGACACGGACATACCCCCACTGTGTTATATTTCCTATTGCCTCAACTTACTGGCGTCCCGTTCTCGTAAAGGAACTCCGGGGCTATATCTGCACCGTTCGCCCAAAATACCGTACCGTCCACCCCGTAACGCTCAAATTCTTTTTCGTCTTTGAGTTCCGCATAGGCCGGATAACTTAACAACGGGGTTAAATCTACTTTCCTCTTTTCCCCATTATTGAATGTACACAGCAAATTATAGTTTCCTAAATATTCCGCCGTTGTTACTAATAAAATCATAGCTTCGTTCATAACACATTATTTTTTTATCGTTTAACCTTTTCTATCTTCTCGCCGTTTTGCGCCTTTTCCCATATTTCGAGCAATTTCGCCTCGTGTGCGTCTATGTATTCATTTATCAGCCGTATAGTCTTTGCCGTCCCTTTGCCCTCTATCATTCTGTCTTTAATTGTAATTATAAACCAGTTCCCACCGTCTTTAATGTGTAGGTGTGGCGGGTTATGGTCTTGCCCGTACATATAAATCAGTATGCCGTGTATAATATCGATTGCGCTCATGCCTTTTCTATTGTTGTTTTTACTGCTATCGGTTTACCGCAATAAGGGCACGTATCTCCATTGACCCCTGTTGCCACGTCTTCGGGTGATGCGAATAGTTGCCATAATGGGACATCTAAGGCAGTAGCGATTTTTTCAAGGGTAGATGTAGTAACAGAGGGGGCGTTTAGTGTTTGTTTCATTGATTGATAAGAAACTCCCACTTTATCGGCTAATGCTTGTTGAGTTAAGCTCTTTTCTTTTAATAATTCTTTGATTCTCATAAAGCTATCCTTTAAAATTATAATGCAAATATACTTGTCTGTCGCTTTCGTATAGTGTTTTATATACTAAATAATGTTAATCGTATATTATTTTTTATATTTTTATTTGGATAGGTATAATAAATAATATACCTTTGTCACATCAAACAAAAGCAAACAAGGATATGAAAACGAAAATCGACAAATCGGAACTTTTCAAAATGGCATGGTCAATGTATAAACGCTCTATCTCGGTTCTCGGCCGAGAGTTCTGCCAGTCGTTCAGTGCTTGTTTGAGGAACGCATGGTTTAAGATGAAAGCGGAAGCCCGCAAAGCGGAAAAAGAGGCTCGCCGTTTGATGAAGAAGTCGGAGCCCGCACAAAAGCCCGAACCGGTTGTATTTGACGCAGCAATGGAAAGAGGGATAACGGAGTATTACAGAAGCCAAAGCGGGCGTTATTGCGGAGATTAAAATAAACAAAACGTTGCTGCTCTTTCAAAACAGCATGAGACGGTGGACCGGTCACGGGGAAAACAAAAACCGGTCCACTTTAATAAAGACCAACAAAATAAATAAAGAAATGTCTCTCCGTCTGGGCGGGCGGAGAGGTTGAGTACTGTTGGAGTCCGCTTGCACATGGATTGTGTGGGCGGGCTTTTTAAATACCCCTTTTATAGGGGATTTACATACAGTCTATAAATTTCTAGTATTTCTATCTATACTATCTAATTTGTTATAGAGTTGGCTAAACATCTTCTTTTGTAGGGTATATATATCGTCCAAATAGCTATTTATTTGCACCATTTGGAGAATTGTGTTATCAAACCCTGCTTGATTGATTTGAAGGAGTGAATTTGCAGCCACATTTAACAAAACAAGTTGCTCCTTACTCACTTCTCCCGCTATCTGCAAAGCTGTAAACCGTCCGTTTAATTCTGTTGCTGTATCTTGTGACATGGTTTCAAAACCTCCGGCTGTTGATTCTTGCTCGGTGGTAGAACCTGTTCCAAATTGTGCATTGATAGCGGCGGCTCCCGATTCAATTCCTTGAGTGATTGAATTTTGTAGGTTATCCAGTGCGATCTGTTCTTCTTCGTCGATTACTCCGTCTTCCATCGCCTTCGCCCACAGCTCATACAATTCGCGTATCATCGGCTCATATTGCTTTACATACATGGCTTTAATGAGAGCTTTTCTCATATATTCTGCGATGTCGTCCGCAATGTCCTCCGCTCCTTTCTCCACATCATACAGGGACTCTAATATGTCATTGGAGAAAGATTCAAAAGATATGCCCGTGGCGTTCTCCATCTCTCGCGCTGTCGTCTCTTTAATATTATTCTCCGCTTCGATAATCTGCCTTATATACTCTTGTGCTTCACTATCCAACTGTGCTATAAATAGAGGAGCTTCCTCCATTAGTTTCTCTAATTGCTCAGCGGGAAGGTTAAATATGTTAGTCATGTTTTTTGACATCATATCGATTAACTCTTGCGTTGACATACCTAGTGCGTCAGCGGCTTGCTGCCAACCTGCGGCGGACATGTCGTTAAAATCTTGGCGTCCCTTCGATTTTTCCCCGGACTCCCTAGATTTGTAATATTGCGCACCCAATGCCCGTGCCGCATCTGCCTGTTTCTTGGTTAATTCTATCGCTTTGTCATAGGCCGCCTGTGCGTTTTCTCCTGCCAGCGAATCGGCCAACTCCAATTGCTTATCGATTACCTGATCCAATATATCTATATATGACTCGTACACCTCCCTTGATTCTTCGTACTTCTCATACGACGACTCTTGTTTAAATAGCCCTGCTATTTTTGTCGCGACTTGCAGGGCTGCACCTACAATCGACAGTATTACGGAGGCTTTTTCTACATTCTGAATTGCCGTAGATGCAACTTCGGCCGTTCCTGACATGGCAGTAGAAGAACTATTTGCAAGCGTTACAATACCATCAATCATTTGTAACGTAGAAGAGGAGATACTTCCGGCTGCGGATATAATTTCACCGACCGTGCCCCCTATTGTATCTCCAAGTTCTTCAAACCCTCTTTCTACCTTAGATAAGGTTTTATACAACTCCTGCCACTCCTTGATACTTCGTTTATCCGGCGATGTGCTTTCTTTACTTTTTATATTGGCGATTTGGTTTTTCGTTGCCGTTACCTTTGCACGCTGTACCGCAAGTTCGTTCCCGTTTGCCCCTCCTTCCTTTTCCATGCGTGCTAATTCCTGTTCCGCTTCGGTAAGCAACCGTTCCAGTTTGTCCAAACTCATATTTGTTATACTATTTGCCCACGTCTGGAACGAAACTTCACGCATGGCAAATTCTTTATCGATGGCGTTATATGCTTCATCTCGCTGATAGAGCAATTCAGCCTTTTGTGCCTCCGTACCTCCTGCCGCTTCCAACTTCTCTAAATCACTTTGGAATTTCTTTTCAACGCTTAAACGCTTCGTTATATAGTCTTGATACTTGGCGAGAATATTGTTATAATAATCTGCCGTTTCGTTGGCCTGCTTCTGTTTGGTATATTCTGACATGCGGTCAAACATCGATGTATCAACAGAGACGGAGGAAGGGTCAAACGTCTTTTTTTTGTAATTTTTATCTTTGGCGGCTTTGGCGTTCTCCTCTGCTTCAAATATTTGTCTTTGTGCCTCCGTAACTTTACGGATATATTCCTCTTTATCTCTTTCAATGGCTTGTAACTCTATTTTGTTGTTCAGTTCACGCTGCGCCATTTCTTTGTCTATGCCGTCCGCCATCGCATTTATCCGGGCCTGTTCTACTTGATTCTCCAAATCCGTATCAAGTCGTATTCGTTCACTTGCATTTTTTTTACGGAGTTCTTTAATCTTGTTTATCTGGTCGGTATAAGCGTTCATGTCAATCGATCCGGTGGGATTTGCATTTGAAAGAGCAAAAGCTCCTACATCGATAGATTTTATTAACGCTTCATTTGCATCTTCAAAATCTTTCATCGCCTTTGTATTCTTCTCCAACGCCTCTGCCCTGCGGTTATACTCTTTTGCTTCTGCCGTTAGGGCTTCTCCTGTTTGTACATATCCAGTTATAGAGCCACCTACAACTGTTGTTGTACTAGCTTTCCCCCCCTTTGAACTTTCTTTGTGTCTATTAGTCCAATTAGTATCCGCATTTATCGCCTTTTGTAATTGATACATCTTACCGTAATTCTCCTCTACAATTTTCATTGCTGCTCTTGCCTGTGCAACCTTCAATATGTTTTCGGTCAAGTTTCGGTAAGCATTAGCCGCATCCCCTGCTAGAATAGCCTCGTTTGTCAAATTACTGAAATATTCGGGATATTTCCTTTTCAATTCGTCTGCTGCTGCGTTTTTCTCCTCTAATAATCTGTTTTGGTCTTGTGTAGCTTTATATAAAATATCCAACTCCGCACGCTCCGCCGCCGATTGCTTTGCGGCCTCGTCCATAACCCGGCTTAAATTCCGTACATTAGTCGCTGTTTTATCCACAGCGGCAGAAGCACGGAATAATGTACTGATCCATTCCGTAATCTTGTCTCCATACACGACAAGCAAAGTAGTTGCGACAGCGAGTCCGGTTCGTAAATTGAATACAGACTTTAACAGCTGCCTCCAAACGGGTGTAGCACTTTTACCGGCCTCAACCAGCATTTTGTATTCATTTCGAGCCGACGAGAGGGCATCTTGGAATGGACCTATGTTATTACTTATCGCTAAAAAAAACATTTGCGGACCAAATGCCAGTGCCGGAAGTTCTCGTGCAATTTGTGCGACACTGAATCCCAAAGCATCGAATCTGGTTTTTGCTCCCGCCGCATACTTGTTCATTGACAAGGATGCTTTGTCAAGTTGCGTTTGGGTCTCCTGTAAATTTCTCAGTAGCGCAGCCCCCTCTAAACCCTCTCTTTGGGCTTTGGATAAATTCATGTAGTCAGTAGTAAGAAGCAACACCTTTGCGTGTAACCCTGCAATAGAATCTCCTGCTATCTTTCCGGCTACACTTTCAGCTCTCAAATTAGCTTCACTCTTTTGTATAGCTTTTGCGAGTTCTTCGTGAAGTACAGTTAATCGGGCTTGTGACTGAATATATGAATCCAAATCCACATTTCCCTCCTCGAACAGCGCATTTAATCCGGATTGCATCTTTTCTACCTGCTGCAAAGCGAGTATATTGCTCTGTATGTCTTTCGTGTATTGTTGCGCTTCCTTAGACATTTTGTTAAATGCGTCCCTGCTTTGTTGGTCAAGCCGTTTAAAATTCTCTCCCAACAACGAAAAATCGATGTCTTTACCGAGATCTATTTTAGTGCTGTTAGTCTTATTATATACCTTTGAAAGTTCATTTTGAATCTGGTGTATTTTCTTTAATACATCGTCATTCGTTCCTGAAAATTTAAAATTAATTCCTGCCATATTTTTTAATTTTATAAGTTCAATTAAGGAAGTATCAATCTCTGAAAATGCTTTTGATTAGTTTCATGTTTGCCGGGTCATCGGCATTTATTACGGCTCCGCCTTCCTTTAAATGTGCCGCCTTAAATTCTTCTTTGGTTAAACAAACGCTATCTGCGTGGTCGTAGAATAACATTTGCAATGTAGTAAGATTCAAACCCCAAACTACAAAGTCCGGTTTCCACCCATAACGGGAGCAAGCAAAATCTATCAATCCCCCAAATATGCTATTTCCGCCAAACGTTACAACATAATCCTTGCTTCTGACTTTGGCTATTTTCCTCCGATTTTCGGTGTCCCTATCCAATCCGAAATGTTTAATAAAATCTTGCAAATCCGTATTAGTGATAACCGTAAAAAAGAGCGTTGCCAAATCCTTTATATCGACCGTATTAAGAACAGATTCCCGTTTTTTTAATAACGCATCGTTAAACATATCTCTTTTACGTCGTATCGTACTGTACGCCAATATTCTAAGCACTTCGGGCTTATTATTCTCACATAATTTTATAACCTCCTCGAATGGTTCGTTTTTTGCTCGTTCCGGGTCTATATTCAACTGTTTTTTTAGGTTCTCTAAAATAAGCTCCCGCCCCAAAGTTGGGGGATAGATACGATATTCTTTGTCTCCTACTTCAAACCGCACAGGGACATCGCCCAGCACATCGATAATTTTTTGTGAAATCTTTTCTTTCATACACCTAAAATATTTCAAGTTTATCTATTTCTACTTCAATCTTCGTTTTTAATTTCCGTTCTGTTTCTTCCCATTTTCCCCTTGCCCAAAGTTCAGTTGATGAAAGTACGTCTTTATTATCCATCGCTTCTACAAACTCAGCATAGTTCATTCCGGCGACTACAACAAGAGAAAAACCGGAACTTTCGGCAAAAGTCTTTGCTGTTTCTTCCAAATAATTTTGCCCTTCCTGTTTCCCTTTGCTCCCGTTGCCTTCCGGTGCAGAAGTTGACATAAAACCCCCTCTTTGGACTTCTTTTCCTTCATACAGCACAATATATCCTACCGAACTACGCAAGTTTCCGGTATGGTCGTACCAACTTTCATCACCTGCTCTATCACGTACTCTTTTCACGCATTCTTCTCCGAGTTCGCACAAAGTACGAATAGTATTACTCTCGATTATCTCTTTGCATTTTGTGACATATCCGGCCGGGTCAATCCTCTTTGGCATGCTCTCCTCCTTTCTGCTTCTGTTCGAGCCTATCGGCCGCATTCTTAATTATTCCCGCCAATATACGAGTGTATGACACGCTTAAATCACGGTAGGCATTTCCGACATGGAGGCGGATAACCTCTCCGGCATCCTCAACTTTGACATGTCCGTACTTTACACGTTTCACCATAACAAACAATATTTAATTACATCACAAATATCTCTATCGCTTATTCTTTTTCGATTTGCAGAGGTTTCTCCTTGAAAATAATAATTATACCGACCAAGAAAGAAACGCTCTTAAATCGCCTTATTTTGCCTTGTTTCTCAAAAAAAATAGGGAGGGGTATAGTCTTAAAAGTCGCAGTACTTTTGCAATGTCTCATTTGTTTTTTCCCTATTCCCTGTATCGGCGTTAGTATATACTCTTTCGGTGTCCCGTATATTTGTAATAAATTAAAGAAAATCCCTTAGAATTTCTTCATCACTTAATTCATTAAAGCTCCTGTGATGATAGTCTAAGGAATAGCAAAGTAAATCCACAAATTCATCATGGGGCTTTGCCGGGAAACCGCACACTTCATCAATAAACGTGTCATTCCAATCCCCTCCAACAAGATATACCCTTCCGCTTTCCACATAAGGGGATGCAGCATTGAGTCTTGTTTCTTTGCTTTCTTTTGGAGAGGGAGTAGATACGACATTTAGATCGGTACTCTCATACAATTGGTCAATTACTGAAAGCCCGTTTGCTTTGGGTTCAATGCGAACGGAACTTCCTTTTCCGTAGCCATTATCTCGTACATAAGAGGGAAGGAAACGACATAATTCGGGGAATTTCATATTAACTTTCTTGGCACATACAATGTATATGTTGTTACCAATCATACAAGAACCGAGTATACCTGTCGGGTCATTAGATGTTTTTTCCGTATACGCCGTATCGACAAAGAAAATTATAGGCTCGTCCATACGTTTCTTTTTGAAGTCAAACGCCGAAATACGACCGAACCATGCCTCTTTGATAATGTTTCCGCCTTCAATAGTCGGATGCTGTTGATATAACGCCGAAAAGAATCGCGGAGAACGTTTTTGTGCATCAAGAAGCCTTCCTAATGAATGGCGTTCTGGCCATAACGCCTCGCCTACCTCACGTGGATCAAAATCATTCCCATCATCAAGAGTCTCGCGTATAGCCGGGATTGAGAGCACCGTCCATTTATCGGCTTCTCTCTTCAATATGCGCCCAGCTAGGTCATCATCATGCCATCTCGTCATAATAAAAAGCTGCTTGCTCTCATTATGCAGACGAGTAAGCAATACGGACGTATACCAATCCCATACCCTTTCCCTATAAACAGGGGAATACGCCTCCATAGCATCTTTTACCGGGTCGTCAATAATGGCTATATCTACTGGCGTTCCAGTCAAAGAACCACCGACACCAACCGCCTTATAAAAACCTTTATGCCCCACCGTCTCAAACATATCCACATTGCGCAAATAACCTTTTACATTCGTCCTGACATTACTTCCATTAAGATAAGTATTGGGGAATATAGCTTGATACTCCTTGCTATCTATAATACGCTGAATAGAAAGCGAGAACTGTTCTGCAAGATTAGCACTATACGATGTACCAACGATTTTCAGATCAGGATTGCGCCCAAGAGCATACGCCGGAAAGGAGCGAGATATAATTTCCGATTTGCCATGCTGTGGGCTTACGAATACCATCAAATTCTTTATCTTGCCCTCCAAAAGTTTTTGGCAGTTGTCTGCTATAACCCTATGGAACCACTGTTGACTGTATTGCGGATTCATGTATGGGATGAACTTACACAAACGGTTTGGAGCGTCCATTCTCAATAACATCCGCTCCAACTCCAATTTCCTCTTAACTTGTGCATCAGTCAGTCTCATTCCTCACGCAATTTCTCCAAACGTTCTAGCTCATCTAGCATATCTTCACGGGACATTTCCTCTTCGGTCCTATTTATGTTCATTTCGGTCGGTGAATCAAACCCAAGCATCTTACAGATACGTTCAATAGCTTTTATTTTATCGTATAGCTCTATCTTCACATACTCAACATCCACTATCTCCGGCTCATCGCTTGTGCCGATATTCTTTTTCAATATTTTGGTCGAAATGCTCTTGATTGCTGATTTTTCCTTTTTGGAAAGTTTGTCAAATTCTTTGCGCTCTATCCAAGTATTGTGCATATCAGCAATAGAAGAAAATGCTATACCGGACAATTCTTGAAGTATCCTTTCTTTGGTAATGTCTGATTTGCCTTTTTGTTCTTCTTGAAGTTCATTTACCCTTTGGGCTACCTTTGGGTTAGACAACAATTTGCAAGATTCTTCCCACACTTGTTTGTCTCTCATCTTCTCACATGAATAGGCACGACGATAAGCATCGGAAGCATTACCGCTTTCAATGTAATAATTGCAAAAGTTCTCTTGTTTGATTGTAAGTCCTTTCATGTTTTTTAGCTATGATAGGTTTAGCGACTGAACTGTTGTTAGCTTCCTCAGCGTCCTATTCAGTACTATCCACTGCAATGTAGCATCTACCAATTCCGCCATACCACCAAATTTGCGTGCCTTTCCAAGCTGTCAGATTGACCGCTACCAGCATAACGCATGGAATCGAACCCCACTCTTTGGCTGAAATGTAAAAATCTTCATTTTTTGTTCTTTTTACGGTGTAAATATATCAAAAGTGTATGAATTTCATGTATAATTCAACATTATTAACCTTAGAGGGCTATTATACGATTTACTAAATCGATATTTCCTAAGGCAGTATTTCGTAAGGCGGAGAATCGTAAGGCGGTATTCAGTTTAAAGTAAAATCCCCATATCTTCGCAAATTCTGAGAGTGAATTAAAAGTTTATAGTCCGAACACAGCCAAATGTTCTGGTGTTTCATTTGGACTTTCTTTTATTGTACCGATTATAAGCTCTACGTCTTCTAATTCTATAAACCCTAAATATTTCCATGTACTGAACTTGTCGGCACTTGCACTTTTTAATTTTGAACAATCCACAAAAGAATCATATTCAAGAAAAGAATATTTTGAACATTTTATAGGCATCTGCCAATCTCTAACAGATTGTGGAACATGCTGATTGATATTGGAATTTATGATTACTCCACCATATATGTTGCCGTCAGAATCAAATCCAAGTACGATAAAAAACTTGTGACGTGAAATATCTCCTTTCTTTGGGATTATGCCATTTTTCTGATTCATTTCAATACGAAAGACATTGCCCACTTTAATTGTGTTTCGGGTAATGTCTTTCATTGAATCTTCATCTAATAAATCAGATAGTTTTGTCATGACAATGCGTCTTCCAATTCTATTTGTTCCTTTATATATTCAAGTGTAGCCTCATCAGCACCTGAAGCCTTAGCCATACTGATAGAAGATATTGCTTTTGATCCTGTCTGATTGTATGCTTCATACCACGCACTGTCATGCGACTTATTTTTTAATTGGCTAAAAGTAAGATGAGCGTTTTCCTCTATCGAAGCGTTTAATGCTTCTATTTCAGATTGGGAAATATAATTCATATTTACTTCCGCCTTTGGTAACAGGACATTTGGCGCATCTTTACCGGCAAACTGGACATTGTCTGAGAAGAGCTTTAGCAAATCGGTGTTCGGAATATCGCCTCCTTTTACAACGTCATATAAATATGTGGGTACAGGTCCATAGTCAAGGGCGTAGAAACTATCCGATGTGATACGTGCTCCCCATTTTTCTAAATGCTTCAATTCTGCAAAATACAAAATCTTGAACAAATGGTAATAGTCAATACCACCTGTTTTTTGTAACACATATAGTGCTATTTGGATTAATTTTATTTGTTCGTATTTTGTCATTTTGAATGTTTATATGCTGCAAATGTATTTTATAAACGACATATATACAAGCATAAATAGGTGAAAAGTATGTTTTTAACATATTAAACGGATAAATTGGTGAAAGATGTTTCCCCAAAAGTTGTAGCAGAAAAGGTGAAAAGAAAGCGATGAAAAATTAATCTCACCGCTTTTTATATGCCTCAAAATAGATGTGTAAACAAATACCAAATTAGAGTCGTACAAACATCAATTCTTTTCTTTCTTTTTAAAATCAAAGGAACTATCCGTATTTTATCGAGCAAGCCACAAACAAGGCCATCGCACCGAATATGGCACTTGCTACTGCGATGATGGTAGTTATAATCCATTTCCAGTCTATGGGATTGCGCAAGTTAGGATTGGTGGCAAGATAAATTTTTCCATATTTCGTTATGCGGACATCTTCAAGTTCATGCCCCTCGTTCCATATACCTTTGACAAGACCTAATCTTTCCAGCGAGTCTACGCACGAAATGAATATATGGTGCGGATAAGTGTTTGGGCAGACAATCCCGCTGCTGATTAAACGCAACACTTGCTTCTCCTGTTTTGATAGCTTGATTTGCTTCATGACCGTTTCTCTACAATGACAGCAAAAACTTATACGCTTTAAGATACTTGTTCAATCTCGGTAAGTCTTCCTCTATTATTTGAGGTAAACGGGTTACGTCCAAATTGTCCTCCAAGTCGTGCAGCTTTACTTGTCTTCCAATAGGATTCAATCTACACCGTTTTATGAAATCGTCATAGATCTCATCATCGTTACGAGTGACAGAAAGTATAGCATCCACAATATTATGAGGAAAGCCTTCCATTAGTAAATATTCAGCAGTAACTTCGGTATCTTCTATCGTGTCATGCAATAAAGCGACTATGCGCTCCTCATCTGTTTTGCATCGGTTTGCCACACGGATAGGGTGGAAGATGTAGGCTGCTCCAGCTTTATCGGTTTGTCCGCTATGGGCTTTGACGGCGATTTGAAGGGCTTTTTCTAATAGTGAATTTTTAGTACATGTCATATTCTGATTTGGGTATTTCTATACCTCCTAATATTATCTCGCAAACGGTTTCATTTGACTGTGATATTTCCTTTTCATTGCGTCTTCCTTTGTGCTTAATGAAAGCATTTGTCTTTCCATTTTCAAGAACAAGACGTATTGCAGATTCTTCAAAATCGTCTAAAATATAGACTTCTTCACCCGCTTGTAATTTTTTTTGTAGGATATTTGGGTTCATATTTATATGTAAAGATAATTATTTTTATCGGAAATGACTATAATATTCAATAGATTTTTCTACTATTTTTAGTGCTTCATTACTTGATTTATCGAGTATGCGCCATTGCTCATAATATTTATGTCCGAGACCACCTTCCATTCCTGTCTCATTATGTATTTCTTCCCAACGTTTTTTTCCAAGAATACGTTTCGCATCTTCCGGCCTTTCTTTTGCAAAAATCATACGTTCCGTATTAACCTGTATTTCCGCAGTAAGACCATTTGTGGTTCTTATGTTTACGATGTTTCCACTATATCCCATGAATGATTCTGGTTTTTGCCTTTTAAGGCGTAAGAAGCCTTCCGTTTTGTACAGTTCTTCTAACACATCTTCTATTCGGGACTTCGGAACGATTATGGTTGTTCTTACAGCATCTTTAATATCGTATGGAGTTATACCTTCTGTGATGACTTTTCTTGTGATAGAAGTTGTACTCTTGAAATTAATAGGCGTAACATAACCACCATTTTTTATTGCGATCCGTTCTGCTATGGACTGTACTTCATCTCCCACTGATGATGCTCGTTTTACAATTTCCGAAATGGAACTTTCAACTGTTATTTTCTGATAAACGGATTTATTATCACGCAAAAAGTATGGTAAAGTATTACGTTTTTTTGCTGTGCTGATGCGCTCTTGATTATCTAATACCCACTTTTTGAAAGCGTCCGGTACGTCTTTAACTTCGTTCACGCTTGCTGTCGTGGCTTCACTCCGACCGTCCCATTCCCAAAATTCTTCTTCGGTTTTTAGAATGGGTATCTTGTAACACCGGCAAAGGGGATGCCAACCGGTCCATTGGAAGTCTTTCGGGTATTTTCCAGCTAGTATATCGCAAATGTCTTGAAAAGGCTTTCCGTTGCAAGTATGGTTGTTGCTTAATTTGATTTCATACCCCACAACGAAGTCCATCTGTTGCCAGCGTAGGTTTTCTGCTTGGCGGTATGCCATATTGATTTCGGAAGCAGCCAAACGGATAGAACGATACTCGCAATCCATTGATCGTGATGCTTTTCCGAACCTTTCCTTGTAATCCTTTTGCAGTTGTGGAAAATCGAGCAGATATTTGGAGATTTGTTTACTTAATATGATTGCACTCGTGCCTTTCTGAATAGCACATGATATAGCTTCTTCAAGTTCCTGCTTATACAGGGTCGATTGATTCCACAACTTATCTGAGATGGTAAATCCTTTATCCTTACGTTGCTGGAACGCTTTCAATGCATCATTATTGGGCTGGTATAGGATTTCGTAATTCTTCTTACCTATGGTAGCACCATAAGTTTGCAATACTTTGTTAGCAAGTAGGTCTTGAACTTCGTTGCTGTTTTTCCATTCTTCAGAAGTGCCACTATATATTACAGCTCCGATGTCCTCAACGAACCTTTCTTGTAAGTCTCTTATCCGTTTTCTTGTTTGGGGATAATCCGACCACATAAACGGCCTATCACTATCAATAGTAAAATCGGTAATTCCGACTATTTTAGCCGCCTCTAAATTCAAATCCTCGTATATGGATTCCACAAGCATGACGTACTTGGCGAGCCGTTTATTCAGTTCGCTGTACTTGCGTTTTTGATTTGGAGTTTTCGGCTTTGCCATTGCGTATTATTTATTTTCAACCCTGTCAGGTGCTGGCATTTCCAATAAACGAATAGCTTTAATTGTTTCTTTACCCTCTAATATTGCTTTACATAAACGGTGATAGCCATCGGCGATTTGTCCCACATCATCAAGAATAATCGGATATTCAAGAGAACATTGATTCACCCGTTTACACTGAAATATAAAACTATGAAGCTGATTACACTCAAATGGCTCTGCTGTCAAGTCAATATTCCATAAGGGCATATCAAGTATGGGATATTCTTTTGCTTTTGCAAAGTCATAGAGTGTTTGTGCTGTCCAAATTTTATCCCCACGGTGATATTCACTTTCAGCAAACGTCATTTCATCTATTGGTACTTTCATACTAGCCATTATCAAGTTTATCGGTTATCTTATCCATTATACGATAAGTAACTGGTTCTCTTCGACCTGTAAAAAGCCAATGTATGACTTGGATAATTAGTAATGGAACGGAAAACAACATCATTGCAATAATCAAATATAAACGAGCAAAAACACTGCTAAGTCTAATTGCAGTACCCTTAACCGCCCCATAAGTTTTGTTTTTCGTACATTCGTCTTTGGTAAGAAAACACTCTCTTTCTAGAAAGCCTATAATATCACAAGATGTACCTTCTAATTGATAGAATATACTTACAATATTATCAGGATAAATATGTATTTTTATTCCTTCAATTTTATGCCGTGTAGGTTTTCCTTTACAAAACATAACCCACACATAATCTCCAATATTGTATTTATTTTTTATCTTCATAATTATCTAATTAAATCGCTGACTCTCCGAATATATTGTTGACCCTGCTTTGAGAAGTGCTAGCCTCTTCTTTCTGTATCTGTTCCAATGTAGCCTGTGCGTCATTGCTATAACCTGCCTGTTGGATAGATTCAAGCTGTGACATGACTGGTTTTCCGCCATTAAGTTTCAATAAGCGAGCTGCTGTGGCATCTTCATCTTGTTGTATGAAGGGTGTAATGATATGTTCAATCTCTATATTATCAATTTCGCTTGCCCATGATGTGTTCATGTGCTTTAAAAATTCTTTGATGACACTTGCCTCACGTTCAAAAAGCTCAATCCATGATCCGCTTTCGTCACCAACCTTTAAGTGTGCATCGGTCAAAAGCATTTGTCTGGCATCATAACCTATGTTCCCCAAAGACTTCATGTTGTCAAAAGAAACGTCCGGCATCTGCGATTGCATCCAATAGAGTTTAAGAAGGGTTTCCACGTGATACTTCAATGCCTCGATAGATTGCGCCCACGATACATACGATACATCTCCATTTTGTTCCACACGGTAAACTCTACGGCTTTCTCCCTTATCTTCTTTGCCTTGTATACCACCGGCTATTTTCAAAATTGGTGCTGAATTATAGGCAATCACGTCGGAGTTACGAGAAAGTGTATATTCCAATTCTTTGCGAATACGAGTTAATCCGTGGTATATAGGTACAGGCCTAAGTGCGTATGCGCCGGGTATTTTCATTAACCGTATCTGTTCAACAGTGCCGACAGGCTCCCAGCCCTTACCATTTTGTTTCCATTTATAATGTTTGTCTGCTGTGTAAGTCTCAAAATAAGTAATTTCTTCGTCCTTTACCTTTTTTGTGTATTCAAAGGACATTGCAAGCATATCGTCAAGTTCGTCGATCAATGGATATAGTTTTACTCCCTCCATTGGCGAGTATGTTTTGCATTTTAGCTTATACTTACTATTAAAACCATATAATGTATTGGGCTTTTCTACTACATACCAAATTGTGAAGATTTCGCATGATGCGAAATACGCATTTGCACGTTTAATATTTTCTGTATCGATTCGGGCATACTTGTAAATTGACTCTATAGCCTTTGCTATCTGTTGGCGGACTTCAAATCCTTCTGTGTTGTGATAGATACGTTTTACAGGAATAGCAAACATGAACTCGGTCATACGCTTTGTAAGCAGCTTTTCAAGGCCAATGTAAATGCGTGATGCTTCTTCTTTTGTCCCGTCTTTGCGTATTTTATCTTTTCTTGTTATAGTATCTTTGGCTATTTCATGGAATGATGGTTCATACGCTTTAATAAGAATTTCCCATGAAGGAACACAAACGGATTTTCTTTTTAAGTCATTGATAATATTATCAACGGGTCGGGCACTGTCTAATATAGTGGTTATTTCGTCCATGATTGTATAATTGTGCAGTGCATCTTCACACTGTGTATTTATTATTGATTTCTAAGGAATTTGTTTACAAAATATACTTGTCCTTTTCCGGTTATTTTCGGTGTTATAGTGGTATGTAATACTCCACCATTACCAGACCGTACTCCTTTTTTCAACTCAAATAATCCTTGTTCAATATATTGCTGATTGGGGATATTGTACCGTTCACCATGTTTCCCAAGATATCCGTTTTCACGCAGCCATGCGAATAACCGCTTTTCTCCGATTGGATAACCGTTCTGAGCAATTAATTTAGCAAGCTCTCCAATCAAGCAAGAAGTATTAGAAGATTGAACAGCATTCGTAAATGCAATTGATGGTGCGGCTTCAGCTACTTTTTTTTCTGCTTCAATGCGCTTTTGGCGTTCTTCTTTAATTTGGGTAGCAAGTTTAATTAAATAATCTGGAGATAAAAGAGCCTTTTCTAGCGTTTCGTTTGTCAGGTATACACCATGTTTTCGGATAGAAGGGAGAACTTCACTTGTCACCCATTTGCGAAACGGCTTTGCTTTTTCGCTTTCACTGCGAATTATCACATCATATAAACCGCTTTCTGTTATAAATGTAACTTGTTGATTCCTACCTAACGAATCTATGGTGTCCATTTGGCGGACATCATCTTCTTCAAGTCTTGACCTGACATTTCTTGCGTTAGTAATGCCTATAACACGGCACACATCCGCCAAGCAAAACAATGGATCGTTACTCTCACTCATCGCAATTCTTACTTTTCCGAATTGCTCATTCTCAAAAATTTTAATTTCGTCCATAGTCATGTTTCGTATTACTTCATACGATTTTTTTCAAAAATAGTAAAAGTGAATGAAATTCATTCACTTTTAAAACTAAATTTGTTTAATCTACTATATTTGACAGTTTTAGTGCTCTCCCGTATTCTCCTTTCATAATCGTGTTTTCATGACATTATCAGTAATTTTGTTTCCTGTGCTATCAAATACTTCTATATTTGGTCTACCTCCGTTATCAATAGGAGAAATAGTCTCTGATGTTTCATATAAAGTTTCTCCGTCTGTAACCATTATCTGCTTGTCATCTTCAAAACAAAGTACATCTTCACCTCCCCATGATTTTATTATTTCTAACGCTTCTTTATAACTTTCCGCTTCGATAGAAAACTGAGTACGCTCCCAACATGTTACTTTGCGGTCTTGATAAAAATCAAATGTGTTCATTGCTCTTATGTAATATATCTTATTTTATTTCACTTATTGTAAGTTCTGGATATTCAGCACCTCTTGCATTTTCCAAAAAAATCATTGTGTTGCAAAAATCAACTGCTTCTTCGTATGTTGCAAACTTAAATGTTACACTTGAACCTTTCTTTGATACTTGGTATTTCATCGTTTTTGTCTTTTAATTGTTAGAAATATTGGTTTCTTTTAGTATTGTAAAGATACTCATTATCAGTGAGTTAACCAAATATTTATGACCTTATTTTGCTCATAATCAAGAGTTTAACTTTTGGTAACTTGGAAGTTCCTGTTTATATCCTGCTTCGTACCATTATAAAATCTCATCATGTTTATTCTTGTGCCAATTTTTTGCTTAATATTTTCCTTTTTGAGTTGTTCACCCCACTGAGTGGCTTCCTCAATAACACTCTTGCAATGTTTCTTCTCCCAATTCTCGCAGAAAGGATATGACTTGTATATACTCTCAATCATATTTCAAACAATTTTTTATAACTCATTTTATTCCTAATTTTCATCAAATATGCTTTCGATTTTCTCGTTCACCTTGTCGCATGTATCTCCAAAGGAAATGGAAAAAGATTCGTCGCCTACACGGTCTATGATGGATCGCAGGTCACGGGCGATGTGGTTGAACGCCCGCAGTTCTTCCAGCATAGGAAGGGTAACAGTGCCGTCATATTTTTTCAGGAGTGAAAGTAAATCGACGGCGGAGGATTCTGCAATGTCGGCCAACACTGGGATTTTTCTCAGGAGGCGATTGCATTTCTCCTTGTCCTCTTTGCTCATGGTGTCGGTGATTGTTTTTGCCGGGACTTGCTCACGGGTTTGCAGGAGTCGGTCGTATTGTCTTCGCAAGTTGTCAAACAATGCGAAGTCTCCCCTTCTCAGAGCCTTCTCCATCTTGCGGCTGTACTCCTCTTTCAATATTTCAATGTTCATATCAAAACAATTTTAACTGTTCAACGTTACTTTCAATCTTAACTATCTCTTCATCAGTCCTAACGTTTGATATAAGTCGGAGAGAATAAAACGGAGTGGGAATAGGGTAACGTACCTCGTTAATCTCGTAGCCCCAATTAAAGTACACCGGGCTTGCAATCGTGTCGTGGCAAATAACCCGCCCTCTTGCCCCGTGAACCATTAAATTGAGGGCACACATTTTGCAGCTAATTCCGTCTATGTCCTCGCCGACGTAGTAGCCGCTTTTATTCTCTGTATATGCAGCTAGCAATGTCCGTCCCGAGCCGCACGCAGGGTCTCCTGTCTTTCCACTTATTCCCCCATTGATTTTCTCCATTATGGTACATAATCCTTCCGGTGTAAAGAACTGTCCCAGCATCGAAGATTTTCCTTTTGATTGATACATCTCCTCGTATATATTCCCGAACACATCTATCCAGCCGCTCGACTCGATTCCCTTGCTTACTATTTCAAGCCACAATATAGTGGCATTAAACAGGTGTTCGTCTTCCTTCGCTTTATCTTCCAAGTGTTTGTCATATGTCCCGTTAACGATGTATTTCACATCGAACATATCGACGAGGTAATCAAGCCACATACCCAATCCTTGCTGCCCGTCATGTCCGTGTATCCTTACGGATTCCTCTATTTCTTCAATGATTCGTTTCATGATTACTCCTCCCACTCGATTTTAATTGTACCTAAATACGATGGCGGACAATTACTTACGGCTTCTTCTCTGTTAGGAAATACGCCAACAGCTAATGTATCTCCATAATTATTTTTGCACAAGTTAACCCACCCCTCTTTCTTTTCAGGGGACATCATAAGGTTAAGATTATTATCATGCTCATCACATACACCATCAATATCATACTGATACGCATTTTCTTCTGTATCACAATTTATAATAGCAACAATTGGAAAGTTTTTATTGTTTAAATCAAAGCAAATAATCCTTGCCTTTCTACCATCTCTCGTGCAGACTGGTTTGCCTGCTTTGGCTGCTTCAAGGTCAAATTCTTTTAAGTTCAATTTCTTTTCTTCCATATCTTCTTTGTTTTGTTTGATTTCTATACTTATTATTTTTTCATGCCAATCATATAATACATAATCATCGCATATAGGTTTATGATTTTTAAAATCTTCATATACCATGAAGTTTTGAACATAAACTTTACCGCCTTTAAAAATTTTGTCGTATATAAAATGTGGCTCTCCGACCTTTTCAAGTTTCTTGAAGATTACAGATTTACTGTCACTTCTATAAGTTCCACTACATTTATCAAGGTCACAATTACCTATGACATTAAAAGAACATAATTCACAAACAGTGGCACAATCATATTGTTTTGGTTGCTCTACGCACTGATACCACTCACCGTTGTACTCAAATATTTCTCCTACTTTTCTTTCCATATCTTACTGTATTTTAATCGTTCAAATTCAATTATCTCTTTATCCCATAGTTTGGCCGCAAAATGTTCTAACTGGCAGCCTTTGGATTTTTCCCAACCGGGGCAAAGACATATCATGTCGCATTCCATAAGAGCCTTTATATCGTTTCCCAGAAGTTCATGATAGGGTTTGTCCAAATCGGGGTTTACATCGAAGTCTATCGGTGTGACGACACGGTATCCTTTCATTTCGAGGACTCCCGAAACGTATAGTATTTCACTTTCCACTTCATCGAAGTCCCTGCCGGTAATGGGTAGGGAGATGTAGATTTTCTTTTTACTCATAATACAACAATGTTAACTAAACTATTAAAAGAGTTAATTTGATATTTGATAACTAAATATCGAAGTCGATTTGCATCGAACTTGATTCGGAACATTAACACCTCCTTTCCGGCGAACTGTCATTCGCCATCATCTTGTCCATTCTCGTGTGAGAAAGACATTAAGCCCAATGTCCTGTAACTTTGGGCTTTTTTTAGTTGCACTTGACAGGGTGCAACTTATAGCTTGTCGATACAGGTCGGCAGGCAAAACGGAAAGGAGGTGTTAATGTGAAAGATCAAGTTCAAAATGAAAGTGGGAAAATCCGCATATTCTGCCGTTATATCATCAAGAACGGTAAAAAGATTTACCCTAAAAGGTCTAAATACTTTTCGTTCTTGGTGAGCGATAAGAAAAGTGCGTGATTTCGCTTTCTATGGGAATGTACAGGCATTCCCTTTCATCTCTACTCCTCCTTCTTTTCCTTCCATGATTATATTTCATTTTAAATCGAATATCTTGCTTGAATCCCTAATAAAATCGGTAGGCATCTTGGCACTCAATTGCTTCATAAATTCTGCAAAATTCATTGCCCGATCCCAACTACTCCATCTATGAGTAATCTCTACTAGTTCAAAAGCATTTAGTAATACCAATTTTTCGTTTTCTTTTCTCAGGTCATTTACCGCATTTCTTACTCTGTGATAAAACTTGTCATTATATCTTTTTGCGTTATATGGTTCCGCACCTTCTCTTGGTTCAATACTACGATATTTAACCGAAAACGAAGGAAGTTTATCTTCGCACATTGCATTATATACATCACTCTCTACCGGGCCATATGGCATAGCATAGAAATTATCGAATATGTCTAAAAGGTCATCGCCTCCATCTTTCTTAGGAGCAGCAGCCAAAAACAGCAGTTTCATGGCTGTAAGTTTAGGAAACGGCTTGCCCTTAATCGTTTCATGATTATCCCGCCACTCTTCAAAAAGATGGAGCATATAATCAAATGCCTCTATTTTATCTACTTCCATAATTTCACTTTACCAATTCAAAATCATACACAAATACATAGGGGTTTCTCTCCCATGTGCCTTTACCGCTTATCTTGTCGATTAAGTATGAATAAGCCCCTTGTGGCGTGCAAAAAGGATCTTTTTTTAATGTCGGAATATAATATGCGTCCATAAAATGGGTATCTTCACTGCCGACTTTGCCTTTTATTATTCCCTCTTTCAAACAATCTTCATCTGAAATATCTTGTAACCGTTCAACACGTACATTGGTTATGCGGATTTGGTAGGGCATAAGGCCGGCACGGACAAACATTTTGTTGAAGTATCCGCTTCTTTTAGGCATTATTGGATACCCTTCCTCGTCAAGCTCATAATCAGGAAGATTTCCACAGTCTCCATAGTTCTGTGCCACAGCAACACACTCTCCTTTCCTGTATCTTTTGCACGACTTGTCATATTCAGTTCCTGATACAAAATTTATGTAACAGCCTAACAGCTCATTACTAAGACTAAGACCGTAAGCATAACCCTTCCAGCAAATTCCGCAATTATCCTGATATGTCGGCTGAGGAGTAATTATCCGCCTTGTCTGTGTTTTTAGACCTTCAAGTACGGCTTGGGTGAGTCCGTATTTATCATTGAACATTATTTTCTTCATCTCTTATTCCTCCTTTAATCATCTAACTATCTTTTTTTATATACATAAATTTAATATCAGACTTTTCTCTCATTTTTTTTATTTCTTCGATAATAACTTTTCTAATAAACCAGTATCCACCTGTAAGAAAATAATTTAAACCGCTTACTATTTCTGACTCATACCTCGTTCCTTTATAGATAACTCTATAATATCCACTCCATCCACCATCATGATATTCAAAATTTTGTAAAATATCATTCCTTAATCTTTGCAATAATTTAATCTTCATATCTTATTCCTCCTTTATAATTTCTTTCATGAAACAAATCCAGTGTGTATTAGAACGTTTGCCGGATATATGCCCGAATATTGGTTTTTCAGGTGTGAGTTTGAGAACTTCCGACACTTTGATGTCGGTCTCGTTCCATTTGAAAATCAAAAATCCTCCGGGTTTCAGGACTCGAAAACATTCTTTAAATCCCTTTGCCAGCATATCACGCCAATCTGAATACAGAGCTCCGTATTTAATTTGTTGGTAGCCTGTTGGCGATGCTTTTTCGTTCAAACGTCCGTACATATCTGCCATCTTTGACTTTCCAGCATTCCTTAATAAGTGAGGCGGATCGAAAACTACCATCGAAAAAGATTTATCCTCATATGGCATATTTGTAAAGTCGGCTTGTATGTCGGGATTTACTTCAAATGATCTACCATCGCATAAATGAGTAGAGACCTTTCGAATGTCTTGAAAAAGAACTCTTTCGTCATGTTTGTCGAAGTAGAACATCTTTCCCCCACAACAGGCATCTAATATCGTTTTTCTCATTGCTATTCCTCCTGTTTATTTGGTAACAAGTCTTCTACATATGCCCATTTTGAATACCCCTGTAATGTTTTTTCAAGAAAACCAATTCCAATGGTATGATGACATGTTTCCATAATTCCGTTGTGACATAATACAGCCAAATAACCACTTTTCGTAGGCATATCGGCAGTAGTATGCCACACTGAATTTATCCGCCAGTTTGCACCATGCTCGAAAGCATCAGCTACTGCGTACTTATCAAAATCTCCAAAGACACAAGATGGGGTTGCTGTTTTGGCATATTCTAATGACCTTTTTTCAATATCTTCTATTTTCATTGTTTATCAATTTTTCTCATTAACTTCAACTAGATGACTGTCTATTTCCTCTATAACCTCAATAGCCGCTTGTAAGAATGCTTTATTAGTTGTACGGATATATCCTGATCCGAACTTACCTATCTTGTATTTGTCTGCCGTAAAAACGATATATTGCTTTGCAAACAGAATGTTGATACAGCATTTTAATCGTTCAATCATTGCTCTCCTCCTTTCTTCAATTCTGCTATGAGCGCATCGGCACATTCTATTGCATATTGCGCTTGTGCCATTGTATTTTTGAATCCTGTTGTATCATTGTTATGTTGTTCAGCAGCAGTCATCATATCTTTCGCTATCTCATATCTGCGTTTCTCCCAATCAATATTTTTTTCAAATTCAAGTGCAAATGAAGGTATTATCCTATTATCTGTCGTATGATATGCAGGGCTCGAAATATGAACAGTACCTTTTTGTTTAACCTCCACTATTTCTCCTGTTCCTTTAATTTTTGCTTTCATTGCTCTCCTCCTTTCATAAGTTCGGTTTCTCCCATATCTGTATGATTTTTATAATTTATTGAAATAAACTGACTTGTATTCTTTTCAAGACCTTTTCATTTGCGTCGTTATAAAATTGCTTGTTGACCTCGAAACCATATGCCTTTCTTCCCAATGAGGCTGCCGCATACAGGGTCGTGCCGCTTCCTGCGCACGGGTCGATGACAACATCTCCCTTGTCCGTGAATATCTCTATCAACCGTTTGAGGAGCGGGACAGGTTTCTGGCAAGGGTGGCATTTGGGCGTGGTGTTGTCCCTCACCCAGTCGAAGCAGTTGAATATCATTCTCCCGTTGTTGTTGAATTTGGGCAACTTGTCCCGATAAAGGATAAGACCGTATTCGCAGTTGCCGACGACCTTCATGTTTGCTTTCAATACTTGCGCCGAGAAGTCCTTGCGGAAAACCAGCGGTATATAGTGATTTAACCCGTATTTGCGGCCTAACTCTATGAATTTGAACTGCTGTTCGTATTCGCAAAACAGTATCATGCAGGGGGATTTGCCGGCTTCTTTCGGCTCTTTCACGAGCATTTTTGAACAGAAGTGCATGAACTCTGCCGGACGAAACTCGCTGTCGGACGAAAAGAATTGCTTTCCTGCCTTGTCGCTCTCGCCGTTCTTGTTGTCTCCGTCGATATACCATGCGGGGTTGCTGGCGTAGGCGTTATTCGCCAAATTATACGGCACATCTGCTATAATCAGCTGCGCTTTTGGCAGCCCATAGACTTTATAATTCTGGAACGAATCGTTGTAAAGCTCTATGTCTTTCATACTTAACTTTCCTTTTTGCTGTATTTGTCGATAATTTCTTGAATCTGATCGGGTGTCGCTTTCTCCTTTTCACGTAGCTCTCTCTCCCGTTCCTTTTCCTCCTGCCGTTTCTTGTCCTCATAGAACCGCAATAGTTTCTCTCTGTCGGCTCTGAACTCTCGAAGAGACCTTGTTATCACCATAGGGTCGAAAACTCCGTAGAACGTCCCGTAAAGCCCCTGTTTGAACCGCTGGAAGAATACCATGAACTCGGTGAGCTTGAAATCACCATAGCCGGAGATGATGATACGGGCTATCTCCTCGTATTCCTTTTCCGTCATTCCGTCCTTGCGGACTCCCGAAAATTCGGCTAGGTCGAGAAGCTGTATTTCCAGCCACGACTCGGCGATGTGGCCCCCGAACGTCCTCGATACACGGGCTATGCTCGGAGCTTTGCCGATAAAGCATCGTTCGAGGCTCTGGCAATAGCGGCCTTGATTGTCGGGGCTAAAAAGGCAGAGCAGATTCTCCCCCGTCTTGTAGGTTGCCAGTATCTCCCGTCGCCAGCTTGGTGGCGATAGCTTCTGCAAACTTTGCATATCGTTCCTGTTTGGTCTCGGAATTAGGTTTTTGATGGATTCCGGATTGCTCATCTCGTGCTCGTTTTAGTTCGATTCTTAACCAGCGGGCAAAGTGTTGTTGTGCATCGCTGACGCTTTTTCTTGCAATACCCTCGTTTTGAAGTTTACGGATATATGCCTCGATATATAATCTTGATTCGTTCTCGTCGATGTGGTTGTTCATCGATAGCGTTTCTATCCACGTTTGATTTGAGAGTAGTTCTTCACGCAATTCTGTCAGTGGCTTGTCAACGTCTTTGCCAAAATCTTCTTCTTTTTCTTTGCTTCTCGATAGAGAAGTTTCTTTTAAATCATTATCATTTTCATTATCATTATCATTTAAGCCCCCACTGGCTCGTTTGGCCCCCACTGGGTTATTTGGGGTCGAGTGGCTCGTTTGGCTCCCACTGGACTTTGATTTAACCGTTTCAGAGTTTTTGTCATTACCTCCTTTACGCCCGTTGTTCCGGTTTCTCTCGACAATGCCCTGATATTTGAGTTCATCTATCTCGAATTGATTCTTGAAAAACTCAAATGCCATTTCAATGTCCTCCTCTACCGTAACCTCCTCGCCAAGTTGATATTTGAATATTGCTCGAAACAGCCTGCCCAGTTGTTTGTCAGATAATCTCGATATGGGTTTATAAAATGATTTATAAATCAAAAAGCTGTCTTTCATTTATTCCTAATATTGATAGTTATTCTCTTTTCGTATCATACTTTTCAATTATCATAATTCCTTCTTCTGTTTTATCTCCGTAAACGATATGACAGCCAAACTCATGAACCAATATATCCAAATCTTCTATGGTTTCTATCTCTGTATAGAGATTAAGGGTATTGGTATCTATCATTTCCCTTATAACTGGCAATCTTGACTCAAACAATGAATCTTCTAAACTTCTTAGATAGATGTCTCCTCGTTTAAAGGTATTCATGCTCGATGTTATTAATTTCACCTTTAATGTTTTTGATTTATCGGGATCGTCATTATAATAAAAACGAGCTGACGATAATTGATTGAAATTAACAATAACATGATTATCTTCTTGGAATTTCTTTATTCTATTATGAATATCTACATATTGATCATAGTTGATAATAGACTTTATAAAAAGGTATTCCAAACATAAATCAGATATAACTAATTTTTCTCTGTTTAATTTGTCTTCCGATTCCATATTAAGTTTCAGTGATTGAAAATGCCCACCCGTTCAGGGTCTTGTGCTTGTCAATCTCACCGGTTTTGCATAGCTCGTTTATCTCGGATTTGAGTGACCGGATAACCACCGACTGTATTTCGGTAAAGCTCGCTATGGAGGGCTCCTTGTTATTCTTTTTCTTTTCCTCGACTATCGAGGCGATGATGTTCTTGATGTCTATCATACGGCTTGTTTCTGTTGTTTTTCACGCAAGAATTTGTTGATGAAGTAGATTTGACCTTTACCGGTTACCTTCGTAGTGGTCGTTACCAGTATTGTGCCGTCGGGCTTGTTGATGATCGTTTTCTTTATCTCGAAGAGATTCATCTCCATAGCCCGTTGGGTAGGTAGGTTGTAATTCTCGCCGGTCTTACAGAGGTAGCCCTCATCTCTCAATAATTGGAACAATCTGTTTTGCCCTATCTTGATTCCGTTTTGATTGAGGATTTTTGCCAGCTCTCCAATGAGGCAGGAGCGTTGCGATGTCTCCACCGCCTCGGCAAACAGGACTTTGGGGCGGTTGGCTTCTATCATCTTCTGCTGTTCTTCTATTCGGGCTTGTTGTTCGGCGGCCAACAGGAGGGCTTCACGGAAAGAGCCGGGGACGTGGTGTCCTCCACTTTTTATCGTCTCTTCCATCTGGTTAAAAGCGTTGATGTAGTCGAGTTTGAATTTGAGAGCCTTTTCGCCGGTGAAGCCCATAGCCAGCAAGGTGAAGCCGTCACGTGTCATTACAACAATACGAGAATGCCGTACACCTCCATTCGGTTGTGGAATTTTTATTGATGTGTCCGCAAAATATCCTTTACATTGATTTTCAGCCATTTTACAGCATAATGCGTCAATAGCCTTTAATACATCGCTATGTTCTTTCCCAAACTTTTCAGCGACCAACAAACTGTTTGTCAGTGCTTGGTTGTTCTGACCTTTGAATACAAGATTGTTCATGGTTGTCATATCATTTGTTTATTTCAGATTCAACGACTTTGTATTTAATGGGCAATCCGGAGCAGGTGATAGCGAGCAGGGCAGAGTCCCTTTCTTCTTGGTTGCTGCGACTCGCATTGAACGCTATGCCGCTCATCTGGCACAACCGCTTCAATTCTTCATGGGTGATCTTGCCGTCTTTCCCTTGCCAGCACTTGCGCAATGGGGATTGCTCCATGACTTGTATTCCGTAATGCCTCAGCATTTCGACTATCTTGCGACCGGTCTCTTGGTTGCGACCTACATGCTCGCCTTTCTTGGCTGCGCTCGCCCGTGTGTCTTTCGGTGACAAATGCCAGTTGGATTTGTTCTTCCAACCTGCCTCGACATATACCACGGTGGCATGGCCGAGTTCCGCACCTTCGAATGCCACCGAACGGACGATTTCCAACAACTCCGGGAACGGGTGGCTGTTAACCGTCAGCTTCATGTCGTACAGTCCCAATATGGCAAGTCCGCTACGCTCCACGTCGGGGTCTATCCCTATCACTACATCGTATTTGAGTTTTCTGTTGTATGTGGCCTGTTCTTCCATTATATTGTATCTTTCTCTTTTTGTTCGGCAGGCGGGACTCGAACCCGCATGATTGTTGTGCTGCTCTCTTACATCTTTTATCGCCTACTATGAATAAGGCTCGCTGTTGTAGGTTTTGGTTCCTGTCTTTTAAACTTGTTTACCTTCTTGCTGGTCTCCTTTTCGCCAACCTGTCTCCCAACGGTCATTTCCTACCGTCCTCAGCTTAGAGCATCAATCTACTGCTTAATAGCGTCTACCTTTCCGCCACTGCCGATACCACCTAAAACACTTATGGCTAATTTCTCCCCGCAGTTCCTTTCTCCGTATGGTGCTCGACCACGTACCCGGTTCGGCTTGCGGGGAATGTCTCACATTATTCTCCTATATCAGGTCTATGATTTTTGTCTTTTGAATCGCATCGAGCTTCGGCCTCGGCAAATAATCCTACATAGGTGATGAAGTGTTCGACGACTTCTTTCATCTCTCCTTTGCTGTTCTCTTTTTCTACTTTCAGTTTGATTTCGTAAAACATCGCTTTTATTTTTTATCGGTTAAAACTTCTTTTAACTTGGGATTCCCTGCCGCATGACGGCGGACATGCCAGTGACTATCCTTTGCTAGCTCCGTAAGCATATCGGCGGGAGTGTTGGGATTCCCTGCCACAAAACTGCGGACATCACAGTAGCTATCCTTTGCTAGCTCCGTAAGCACATCGGCGGGAGTGTTGGGATTCCCTGCCACAAAACTGCGGACATCCCAATCGCTATTTAAGATCTCATTTTTGTCCATTGTATTTCTTATTTAATCGTTTGACTTTATTTCTCATCAATCTTGCCAGCTCTTTATGCCGGTAGTCGTCGGACTTTTCCAACGCTTTTGCCGATCTTTCCAGCAGGCTGACGATTGACTGTATTTCATAGTCTTTCATGAATTGATTATTTCATTGACTAATTCATCGGCTTCGTATATCCTTTCGGCTATCTTCTTGAAGGTGTTATCATCTGGATATATCCGTCTGATAAACATAGAGGGTTTCTCGAACGGGTTATATACGATGAAATCGCACCAATCGGCTTCAACGCACATGAGTTCGGACATGATTTGGTAATAGTACTTAGGCTCCGTGGACAGGAGGGTATCGTTGTCCTTTATCTTGTGGAAGTATTTGGCGTATGTGGCCGTTCCCACGCTTTTTATTTCGATTACCCCTTTTTCCCGCTTATTCTCATCGTAATAATATCCGTCGGGGCTGGCTGCGAAATGGGCGATGGTGGGGTGTTTGCACAGTCCTACCTCGACGACACGGCGACCTGTTTTAAGTTCGTATATGCGCCTGGCGTCGGGTTCCTGCTCTGCTCCCCATCGCATCTGTTTCGAGGATATGTCGGTTTGATAGAGGTAACTTTCGAAAACCTCGTCGTCCTCGAACAGCAGGGGGTTGAGCATGCGCTCTCCGGCTACTTGGTAGATATAGTTCATGGCGCATTCCCCGAACCCGTTGCCGCTTCGGTTCGCTTTCATCAGGTCGCCTATGCGGCTGCCCGTGAAACAGCCGAGGCGCTTCCTGTACCATTCAAGAGTCCTTTGCGCTTCCATCACTCAAACAGTCCTTGTCCGTTGACATTTTCAGATTCCGGTTGCTCGGCTGCTTCGACGGCCATCTCCCTCAGACGGTCGGTCGCCGTATCGTTGTCGACATATTCGATTTCCACTTCGTCCACGCTGGTATCTTGCTGTGTCAAATCTCCCTTTATCGTGGCTTGGTCGAAAGTGATAGCCCGTTGCATTTCTATCGATTTGGGGGCATATTTGGCGAGAAGAAGTTTTAAAACCGTCTTCCGTGCCATCGTGTCGAAGTCGTCTTTCCATACTCCGAACCCTTTCTTGTAGGATTGGGAATACTTCTTGGCATGTGCCTCGACTTCCCCTACTGTCATGTAGTGTGTTTTCTCGAACCCGTTCACAAGCCGGAAATAGGCCATATAGCCGATGACCTTGTCGGAGGTCTTTGAATCCTCGTCGAAGATGTATTCGCCCGTGAATTTATTCTTCTTGACAAGCTGACCCTCATAGACCACCTCGTCTATGAGAGAGGAGAATTGTCCGCTTCGCAGGCATAGCTCTATCAGCCCCTTGTACATGAGCTGGAATTGTGCTACTGTCGTCCTCAGCTTGGAGTCGTAATAGGGAACGATGGCCGATAGACCCAAGTTGCTATTGATAGGCAGGTCGAGCGTGGCGGCTATGACCGCCGAGTTGAGTATGCTTTGGGGATCGGCCGTTTGGAGCATGGTGTTTCCGTTAACGGCTGAAATGACCGAGGAAATGAATCCGGGGGCTTTCTTCCCCAATATCTCGTTAAATCTTGTCTTTACAGAATCGCCGTTCAACAGGCTCTTCAATTGTGGTAATGTCGTTGTTGCCATTGTTGTTTTATTTTAAAGGGTTATGTTTCTTTTTATACACCGCATATCCTCCCGGACGGGCGGTGAATATGCTTGATTTATATGGAATTATAGTTTAAAACTCACATTTAATATTAGCTCTATCCTAGTTCTGCGAGTATATCGGCGGGCGTATTTGGGTTTCTTGCCGCAGTAATGCGTACTTCAATGTCGCTACTTAAAATCTCGTTTTTAGTCATTGTGTTTCTTATTTATTTGTTTGATTATCATTAGCCTTGTATTTCTTATCAGCTTGCTGCTGCCCTGCAAGAGCCATCGAAGACAGTGCGAACAGGGATATGCTTATTACCAGTTGCCAAAGGTTGGCGTTGATGAGTGAAGCGACTACCCCGAATATCGAGGAAAGCATCAGCAGTATGGCGAGCAGGGTAAATAACTTGTAGAATATCATGACTGTTATATTTGGAATTTACCGTTAAACTCAAATTCTTCATTCCCGTATTCGTCGAATACGGTTACCGTGTATTCCGTATCGATGTAGCCACTACCAGAAGATGGCGTTAAATAGTCGCCGTTGTCCCGCGCCCTGTAATCGCAAGCGTTGTAATGAATGCGGACATCGACGTTTTTGCCGTTCAAATCTATTTCATGGTCTATATCTTCGCCGAAATAGCGGTCGTTTATATTTTCTTTTATATGGTCGTCAAGAAAATTTTCTACCTCGCCTTGTATGGTTTCCAGTTTCTGAATATCGGCTTTTACCATAGCGATAGCCGTTTTGTAGATGTCCGTGGCATCGCACATGAGGTCTTCCCGGTATCGACGCATGCTCTGCCAGTCTTTCGGGTCGCAATCTTCGAGGTAGGATTTGGCTATTTCCTCCTCGTTCATCGATAGTATCTGGCTGGCGACCTCGTAGTTTTCTACCCCGCCTCCTAGATAAAATTCCTTACATTTCAATTTGTAAGGGGAGTTGTCGTATTGGTCGTTGAAATCTTCCCTTGCCTTGTCGTATCGTTTCTCGATTGTTGACCGTGGAATAATACAGGTTGTGTTCATGTTCACAGGTTTATTTAATTTCGTTCCCCTGCAACAGATGACTGTTTTTTCAACCCGAATCCGACGGGCAGGGGAAATATAGGGTAATGGAAAGCTGTCTGAACTATTCTTGCCTAGAAAGGCAATCCCTTTCTCTCTCCATTTTTTTTGTTCGTTTCTATTTTACTGAACTTGGTGAAGCGTGCCCGGTTGCCGAATTGCCGGATATTACTTACACGTCACGACTTCGTTACTTCACCCCGACCCGTCGCAAGTCTCGGCGTTTCCGCTATTGCGACTCTCGGTGTTCTTCACGTACGCCAACATGTCAATGAGCTTTTTTGTGGGGAGGCGGGAATCGAACCCTTGCTCGCTCCGAAGAACCGATACCCAACATATTGGTTCTTTCATTCGGTTGCTCTACCGTTGAGCTACTCCCCTATTTTCGTTAAACTTTATTCATGTACTTGATAAGAGCATTTTTAGAATATCGCAAAGCCCCATTTACTTTTACACATGGTATTACTTTACGCTTCTTGTATAGAGTAGATTTCGACAATCTCATGAAGTCGGCAGCTTCATCGACAGTGAGAAACTCGTCTGTATCTTCGATAACAAGATTCTCCGCTACCGTCCTCAGTTCCTTTCTTACGAGTTTATATAATTCCTCGGCTATCATTTTTGCGTCAGTCCGATTCATGCTCTCTTATTTTTTATCGTTTGTTCCCGTAGGCTAATTCGATTCAGTAGCTCTCGACTTTTCTACGGGATTTCATTACTTTTTTTTAGTTGTTCCATGCGGATTACTGTAATTGTTTGTCCATGTCATTTTACATGATTCGTTTAACGAGCGTTGATGATACCAGCCCCTCTTCGGTTACCGTATACAACACATCCGGGTATCTCTTGTGAAGGCGGCTTACAGTCGTTCTTATTGAACAGGCTTTCGCTTCTTTGTTGTGAATTTCAATCCAGCCGCCGACGGGCATTGCCAGAAACGTCTCCGCAAGCGAAATTCTGCTTATCGGCTTGCATTTTAAGTTTTTATCTATATCTTTGTAAATTGATTTGTTTTGTATCATAGGTTATTTATTTTGTTATTGATGATACAAATGTAGAATATATTTCTATACAAAACAAATTTTATAGAACTTTTTTCAATAAAAATATTATGAGAAAAATAGATCGTTTTGATAAATACATGTCATTCAAGGGATTAAATGACAACAAAGTAACTATTGACTTAGGATTATCAGTTGGAACTATTGGAAAATCAAGAAAAGAAGGAAGAGATTTATCCGATAGAGTAATAGAACAAATATTGAACTTCTATAATGATTTAGATAAAGTTTGGCTTATGACTGGAGAAGGAGAAATGCTAAGATACAATTCTGGAATTATCGGGAACAATAATAAGGGCAATATCTATCGAGGAGATATTAATAATAACATCTCTATATCTTTGCCGGAAAGAGGTCAGCAAAAAATTATTGATCCCGACGGGAAAGTCACAATAGAGGATATCAGTTCAGGCGTCCAAAATAACCTGAACGAAATAGACATGCTTAATCAAAGGATACAATACCTCGAAAGAATCGTTAGTGGACATGAGGCTACGATAAAGTCTCTTGAAACAACAATAAAATCCAAAGATGATTTAATATATATTTTGAGGGGCTCATTAGATAAACAAGATTAGATGGTTAACAATCGCAATATACTAAATAATTTCTTAATATAAGAAAAACTATTATAATAGTAAAACCACGAAAGAAATAATTATGGCAGAACTATTAGTGAATGAAGCTGAAAAGATGAAAGCCTTTATTCCTTTTTCGATAATGTTAAAAGTATGGGATGCAGAAGATAATGGAAAATTGAGTGTGAATGTTCCAGAAAAAAGCCTTAATCAATGGAGAAAAAATTGGAACGACTACAATTACAAATTCAATGTATTGTTGCCTAAATGCGTTGAATTGAACAATAAAGGTTCAGAATATGAAAAGCGAGGTTGTATAAAAGAAGCTATAAGCCTTTATGAACAAAATATTTTGCCTGAAAGTTATCCTGCGCAATACGCATACGATAGATTGCTTGTACTATATCGCAAGCAAAAGGATTACCAAAATGAATTGAGAGTATGCCAACGTGCAATGATAGTTTTTAAATCCATACAAAAGTACAAGGATAGAATGTGTAAAATAAAATCACTGGTAAGAAATAAATATTAAATAATTATGGATTCCAAAGACTAAATACGGCAGCTTGCCCTTATTGCGGACACCCGCTAAAAATAAATATTGAATAACCATGACCCAAAAAGAATCTCTAAAATTATTTGAAGAAAAGAAAGTCCGTACAGTATGGGACGACGAGCAGGAGAAATGGTATTTTGCTATCATTGATGTCATAGGTATTTTAACCGATAACGACTATCAAGGAGCAAGAAACTATTGGAAGGTTCTTAAAAACAGACTTCTGAAAGAAGGGAATCAAACGGTTACAAATTGTAACCAGTTGAAGCTGCGTGCCGCTGATGGGAAAATGCGTCTTACCGATGTGGCTGATACCGAACAACTCTTCCGTATTATACAATCTATTCCGTCCCCAAAAGCCGAACCATTTAAACGATGGATGGCACAGGTCGCCAGCGAACGACTTGACCAAATGCAAAACCCGGAGTTATCCATAGACCAAGCCATAATCGATTATAAACGATTGGGATATTCCGACAACTGGATAAATCAACGATTGAAAAGCATAGAAGTTCGGAAAGAACTCACAGACGAATGGAAAAGAGGCGGAATCACAAATATGCAATATGCTACATTGACAGATATAATAACAAGGGAATGGAGCGGACGAACGACAAAAGAATACAAACGGTTAAAAGGCTTGAAGAAAGAGAACCTCCGAGATAACATGACAAACATAGAACTTGCACTGAACACATTGGCCGAAGCCTCCACAACAGAAATATCAAGGCAGCAAAATCCCGTAGGGTTCAAGCAAAATTCCAAAGTTGCAAAAAAAGGTGGAAGTGTTGCAAAGGCAGCACGAGAACAATTGGAAAAGCAACTTGGACAGTCAGTAATATCTCCATTGAAAGCCATTGATCATCTATCTCCCAATAATACCGAAAAATAAGCTCCCCTGCAACAGATGACTGTTTTCCAACCTAATTTATAAGAAGCATACTTCGCAAATATATCAGTGCTGACAAGATACTATAAAAGGGATTCAAGAATCAAAGTCAGGTAAAGTAATATTCAAAAAATCTGAAAAATGAAAATTTCTAAGGAAGGAATCGCTATAACTAAACGTTTTTTTGAAGCGGTTGATATGCTCAAAGCACAGAGACGCATTCGTGGGCTTAAAACATTCACGAGGAAGCACAATATAACTCGTACCAATATAGCAAATGTGAGAAAAAATCCAGACCGTAGTGTTTTGAAGCCCGAATGGATATATTATCTTGTTTATGACTATGGAGTTTCATTGGAATGGATAATATTCGGAGAGGGTTCTATGTTTGAATAAACATAAAACTTGTTTTTTTATGGTGCGTTATCGTTTCTAATCAACTTTTCCATTTTTATTCTCCCCATAATTTTACTGCAAGATCATCTTGTAATAATAATGAATGAAAGGGAGTGTCACGGACAATAGGTTTAATTTACTGGTCTTTATTAAAGTGGACCGGTTTTTGTTTTCCCCGTGACCGGTCCACCGTCCCGTGCCGTTTTGAAAGAGCAGCAACGTTTTGTTTATTTTAATCTCCGCAATAACGCCCGCTTTGGCTTCTGTAATACTCCGTTATCCCTCTTTCCATTGCTGCGTCAAATACAACCGGTTCGGGCTTTTGTGTG